GGTATAAGTTTTTTGTGTCGGAGTTTAAAGATTTTTTTGAAAGAACAAACGCTGCAACATTAGGAACCTCCCCTACAGGACAAGCATGGACTGTTCCTAGAGGTACTTGGAATATCCTTGATGGTAAAGCACAAATTACTACCTCAAAGGCTACCTATCCAATTGCTATAGTTGACGTTGGTCTTACGGATTTTGAACTCCAAGCAAATGAAATGGTCCCAGGAGTTGGCGTAGTACTTAGAAGTGAAGAATCCAATACTTGGTGGGGTTTAGTTGGTTGGAATAACCAAACTGCTTATACATATTCGTATTGTGCAGTGGCATTAGTTAATGAAGGCTATTGCATTGTAGATAATACATGTCCGTCAACAATTTGTCCTGGAGGTTACTCCATTTCCCAAGTAGCAGATGCTTTAACTTGTAAAACACGTTCTGCTGACCAATTAGTAGGATACGGGTGTACATCAACTTATGTTGCAGGTACACCAATTTGTGAAAACGTAACTACTCCTAGCGTAGTTTGTCAAAACGTGTGTATAAAAACCTGCCAAAGAGCAACTACTACTCCAAGCGTTACAACCTGTACTCGCGAAGATAGAATCACTCGTTGTACAACTACTCCAGGAACAACCACATACTCAAGTGTTTGTTGCGATAGAGACACCGTGTGTACGACTAGTTATATTACAGAAAGAGTGTGCACGGCTCAACCTGGGCGTTGGGTAGATAGTTGCCTTTTTTATCAGACCGTTCCAGGGGAATGTATAGAGTACAACCCTCAAACTTACACAACTGTAGTAAGTTGCCCAGGAGGAACTCAAACAGTATATGGTGCTTGTGGTTACCCAGACTGTGCACAGACAGGTTCTCGTCAAGTATGTCCACAGGCCCTGTCAACCGCTACGGGTTATACTTACTCTTATCAACTTTATCTAGTTAAATCTGTAAATGGAACTGTAACCATCGAACAACAATTTGACATTGGTGAGAATTTTAAGGCTCTTAGAGTGCTTGGCGTAGGTCCAAATTTGGCAATAAATGTTTATAGAGATAACGCTTACGGGGACCAGATTAAAGTCCTGTCTTACTCTTCTTTTACTTCCCCTGCGGGAAGTGCTTTTGGTATCTTTGGCTATCCTTCAAATTACCAAGAAGGTAATACAATTGGTTCGATACAGGTAAAACAACCAGGAGCATAATATGAGCGAAAAAAGTCCGTGGCAGTTATGGAAAGAAAAAAACCCAGGAGATGCTGTTCGTCCTTGGGATTTGCTTAACCCTAATGTAAAACGAGTAGACGATGAAATGCAGCAATACCGTCTTAACCATTGTCTTGGGTGTAAGCATTTGATTAAGGCAACTAAAACATGCACTAAATGTGGGTGTTTTATGACAGAAAAAACAAAATTAGCCCATGCTTCATGCCCCATTGGGTTATGGGGGGCTGTTACTATAGAGCCTACAACCACAGAAGGAGAATAAAATGGCGGATACTACAAGAATGCTGGCTTTTGTTATTGATGGAGAAGTTGCAGAAATACTTCAAACCGATGACAAACTTGCTGCTATTTTTTTAAGTCAACCAAAAGCAGTTGAATTTGATAGAGAAAAAGATGGTGTTGTTGCTGGTATGAAATACGACGGTACAAAGTTTAGTAACCCTGAGTAAAAATGCCTACATATAGAGAAGTATACGTCTGGAATGGAAACACTTGGGATTCCCTTGCTATTGCCCTACCCGATTTAACTTCCTATGCCTCAAAAGTTGCTGATAATACTTTTTCAGGAATTCAAACCTTTGCTGGAAGAATTAATAGAGCAGGACAAGTTCCTTATGCTATTGAAACAGGCACAGTAAACTTAACAACTACCACTACTGGTGACCAGTTAATTATTGGAACTAAAACTTTTGGCGTAGGAAGGTTTTCTTCTACACCGCTTGTATTTTTACAGGTTCGTTATGGAACAACTGTTAAAAATGGTTATGCAACAGCCAAAGCAGTTAGTACTACCCAGTTTGGGTATGAAGCAGTAATGAACGTTGCTATTACAGACTCACAAAGTCCTATAACACTGTTTGTTGATTACTTCGCCATTCAAATGAACTAGGGGGTGAACCAGTGGCAAAATACGCTGGTTCCATTTATCGTGGAGCCTATTATGGTAACTCTCCGCGACTTGTTTACAATGTAACCCCATTTGTTGCTTCCGCTTTAACATACAGCACAGTACAACTATATTGGCAATTACCTCAAGGAGATTTTTCTCAATTTAGACTTGTTAGAAACAACTCTAATTTTCCTGAAAGTGCTGAAGATGGGGCAATTGTTTGGCAACAAGTTTCTACTACAAATATTAGTGGGCAAGTTTCTAGAAACTCTATTATTGATGGACAGGATAATGTTAAAGAAACTTACTATAAAGGCCTTATTTCTGGGCAGTTTATTTATTACACAGTTTTTCTGTATACCTCGACAAAAGTTTGGGTTGCTGCTGGTTCTACCTATGTATTAATCCCTAAAAAATTAAACGGTACAGATTCTCTGTACAACATGCTTCCTAGAATATTTACCGCTAAAGATGGAAGTCCAACTGGACCTATTGAAAAAGACACTTTTCTTTACAACTTTTTAGATTCTTTTGGGTTTACTTACGACCAAATTATTACGTATGCAGACCTTATTAAACCTTCTTTTGGTGAGTCTAAACTTCCTCCGCAATTTTTAGGGTATAAATTTTTAAGTTACGGTCTTTATTTAGAACGCGGATTAGCCTTTAAAAATCAAAAAAAGTTAGTGCGTGAATCTGCAAGACTTTTTGCTTTAAAAGGGACTGAATTAGGTATTGGTAATTATATTGAATCTTTAAGTGGTTATTCACCTACTTTAACAAAGTCTCCTAATTTATTGCTAGATATGCAAGATGCAACTTTTAAAGAAGGTTTTGGTCGTTGGACAGCAACTGCTGGAACATTATCAGCAGACAGCACCCAAACTTTAGCAACAGGAACAAATGCAATTGACACAATTTGGTCAGGTAAAGTAATAACAATTTTGCCAACAGTTACGTTTAAACAACGATTTAATGACGTGGCTACGTTAACAACTAACGTTGCTCACGGTTTAGAAGTTGGCGATACTGTCACTGTTACGGGTGTGGACTCAAATTACAACGGGACATTTACTGTAACAACAGTTCCAACAACAACAACGTTTACCTACGCAAGTGTTAACGCTCCAATGATTCCAACTGCTGCAACAGGAACTGCTGCGGGAGGAACTGCAATTTCTTTGGGTCGCGATAACCCTATTACAAAAGGTATTCCTGTTAATGCTGCTACAAGTTATACCCTGTCTTTTTATGCAAAAACAGTTGCTAATGGGACATTAACACCAGCCTTATATTGGTACGACGAACTAGGAAAAATAATTGGCTCGAGAGTATTAGGAACTGAATTAGGCACAATTGGACAAGTTCAAAGAACTACATTAGTTGCAACTTCGCCAACAGGGGCTGCTTACGCTGGCATTAGAATTTACCTAACAACTCCTGGAACATACTACGTTGACATGGTTCAACTGGGAAAAACAATTTCCGTTACAAACTACGATGAACCACGCGGATTAGACATCTTTTTAGAGCCTAGAAAAATAAATCTGATTAGTAATCCTTCTTTCGAAACTAACGGAAACTTATGGACTACTAACTCTTCAAAAAGTTTAGTTGCAGATGTTCCAACAGGTGTTCCAGGAGCACAATCACTTAGACTCAGTGGACAGAATGCTCTATCAGCAACAACTGTGTGTGCAACCTCCTCTACTTACAAAATATATGACGATAACAACTATGTATTTTCTATCTATTTAAAAGCAAGTGCTGCTTGCACTGTAAACATAACTTTGGGAGTTATCGATGAGACAGGCACTGACGCAGAAAGTTCAGTTCAATCTTGTGCTTTAACAACTGCTTGGCAACGGTTCTTTACAACCCTGTATATCCCTATTGATTTTTCCCCCTTGGGTACTATTACAATGAACGCTATTGTTTCTGGAACTTTAACGGGGCAAACGGTAACCCTAGATAACGCACAAGTTGAGCGTGGCTATGCCCCATCAGAGTACTTTGACGGCTCTATGCCTGCTGATTACGGTGTTGTATGGTCAGGAACTGCCCACGCTTCTAAGTCATTTTACTACACAGACAAAAATATCAAAATTCCACGTTTACTTCAAACCCTAGATAACTGGGTTCCACGGCATATCCCTTACCGTATCAGAAGTTATTCTGGTCTTGAAGGAACTTACGCCCCGTAGAAATTTAGGTCTAGGATACATCCATGGACCTACTTATAGAACTACTCGTAATCTCTTTTGCTGTTGCATATTTTACTGAGGCAATTCAAGCCTTCTACGACTTAAAAAAACTACGTGGATTCGTTGCTTTGCCATTTGCTGTTTTGTTTTGTTGGTTATTTGGTTACCCTTGGATAGAGGTAGCCCTCTTTGCTCCTGCTAGTTCATTTTTAGCATTAGCAACCACAATGTTTATAACTAAAGAAGAAGTTAGTGTTCAACCAATTCGACGATACTAGGAGCATAAAATGACACGATTACTAATTGTTGGCGGTGCTGACGATATGGATGTAACAGTTGGCTTGCGACATTTATTAGAAAAGAAAGTTATTGCAGAGATTGTTCTTCCTTCCCATGAACCTAATGAAACACAAGACCAAATTATTCTGACTGCTTCTGAAAAAAACATCCCTGTTCGTACAGGTGGAGATTTAGATGAGTTAATGGAAGTTTTTGTTGCGGAAGACATTTTGGCTGTTGCATGGGATGAATCAGATGAATGCTTTGAGGCTATTGAATGGGCACATGACAAAGGCTTAGATATATGGGACATTTCAAATGGCTTAAATATTGTGGATACACAGACAGAAGCGTTAGAAGAACACCTAGATGAGGTGCTTGCAGACTTCACTGAATCCCTATCAGCATTAATTTACAAGATGGTGATGGACCAAATCAACGGCGATGGTAAGCACAAATACCGTCGCACTGAGTGAGCCTTTCATCTCGGTTGCTCGACGCGAATTTAAGCCATTTCCAGTTCCGTCTCTTCGTTACACTGTGGTCCCTAGCAACCTCTGACGGGGTAGTAGAGCAACCAATGGATACTCTCGGTTGCTCGACGCAGGCCAAATCTAGAAACACTGTCAGAGAGGCTCTACGGGCTTTAGAGGACAAAGGCCTCCTTGAAACACATCGCAAAAAGCGTGGGCGAGGGTTCTATTCTGGAAACACATACCAATTGTTATGCCCTCTGTGGGAGGCATCAGTATGCCCTGTAGAGAGGGCATCTACAGATAGAGCAGATAGTAACTATGACTACCTAGTTAATAGACTATTAGTACCTAATAGTCATATTAGTCAAACTAGTTATGAAAATATAAAAATACAAAAAGTAAGTGAGGAATCAATGAATAAAAGTTGGCGTGAAGAACAAGCCAAGGATGATTCTGTTGGTGGTGTTGGAAAGATGGAGTCAGAGACACCGAGGACACCGCCGAGCAAGAAAGACACCAAGACACGAGGATTACGACCAGCAGCAGAGTGGACAAGTCGCGATGTAGCAGCCGAGTTCTCCTACCTCGTTGGCAAGAAGTTTCCGTGGCTTCCAGGAACCGTCAACGTTGGTCACCTCGCGGGTGCACTTGCCAAGCAACGTAATCAGTATCAGACGACAGCCCTGGTCGAACTAGAGTTGTTAAAGATGTTTATGGCTGACCAAAAGAACTTTATAGGTATCGGCAACGAGGCTCCGTATTTGTATAAGAAGTTTCTAATGATGTTTAAGACCCACCTGGTCAAGGCGCATAACAATCTTGGGATAATCCTGCCAAACGTTCAGGGCGTGTCAGAAGAGATTACTACCGATGTCATCTATGCTTCGGACGGAAGAACATTCGACAACACGATTGCAGGTCGGTCTGCGCTAGAAAGGTATGAGAAAAAGTTAAATGCCTAAGTATGATTTTAAATGCGATACCTGCGAAGGCAGTCTTGTAGAGATGCACTTAACCTTTGATTCTACTGAGCGACCTAACTGTGACCGTTGTGGAAATCAAATGAACAAAGTATTTACACCACCATCAGTTCAATTTAAAGGAGTAGGTTGGGGAGGAAAATGAGTCAGATTATTCTTATTGGAATTTTAATTGGTATTCCTATTGGAATGCTTGTGCATACATGGGTAGAAAAAGATGGCTAGGAAGAAAAAAGATTTACCCGTCTTTGCTATTGTCACTATGCCCAAGTGGAAGTCTAAAATTTTAGATGTTATTGTCGGCATCTTGTTTCCAGGAGAGTTGTATTTTGTTTTAACAATTCAAGAAACACACATGACTACAGATGGCAAAGGCAAGTACACAGATGACAGGGGAATCTCAGTTGACTTATCAGATTGAAACGTTATCTCCTTTTAAACGCCACTGGATATTACGTAACTCAAATATCCCCCGACGCTTTCTTGGGTTAGAACCTGCTGACATGCTGTCAGACTTTCCAGAAACAGTTGTTGACTGGTTAGAGGAGATAGTAACGGGCAACGTTATTAAGCAAGTTGGTGGTCTTGGTTTAACAGGTGTTGGGTTGCTCTTTGACGGAGGACCAGGACTTGGCAAAACAACTCACGCAGTTGTAGCAGCCATGGAGTTTATAAAGCAGTTACCAGAGGACGAAGAGATTGCTAAAAAAGTTCTTGCGTATAAGTCAGGGTCAGATTACGGAATGTTATCTCGCCCTATTTACTACCTAACCTACCCTGAGTTCCTCTCTCGCAAAAAGGCTATGTTTGATGCGGACGCTGATGAAAAGCGTGAGATGAACCGAGAGATGGAAGGTTTTCACGGACGTGCAAAAGAAGATTGGTTAAATGTTCGTTTGTTAATTCTTGATGACTTAGGTAAGGAATACGGCTCTAACTACGACAACACTTCTTTTGACGAGATTTTACGCAGTCGATACGACAGAGCATTGCCTACAATAGTAACTACCAACGAGATGCTGGAAAATTGGGGAGCCAAATACAGCAACGCGATGGCAAGTTTTGCTAATGAGGCATTCCAAAGAGTTCGCCTAGTTAACAAAGACTTACGGAAGGCACGAGCATGAAGAAAGGCTCAAATTTGGAGACGTGGAGAACGGTCCAGTTATTTCTCTCGACTACGGGGGTGTACGAGGTACAACTACGCCCTGGTGATACGAATGCGAAATGTAACTGCCCTTCTTACCGAGTTAGAAGCAAATGTAAACACACCGAATTTATTCAACAGCGCATGCTAGAAAACTCTGGGCAATACGCTATCTTAGTTCCTGAAGACGTTCCTGAAGATGAGG